ATAAATATTTAGTAATATTTATTAAGTATGACTTTAGAATTAAAAAAATTTGAAATGAAAGCTATTAGTTTCAAGCCCGATGAAAATAAAGGTCCTGTTATAGTTTTAATTGGTCGTCGTGATACAGGTAAATCTTATTTAGTTAGAGATTTATTATATTATCATCAAGATATTCCAATTGGAACAGTAATTAGTGGTACTGAAGCAGGAAATGGATTTTATAGTGAACACGTTCCTAAATTATTTATTCATGAAGAATATAATTCAGCAATTATAGAAAATATATTAAAAAGACAAAGAACTGTATTAAAACAAATAAAAAAAGAAGTAGAAGTTTATAAAAAATCCACTATTGATCCTCGTGCTTTTGTAATATTAGATGATTGTTTATATGATGCGGGTTGGACTCGTGATAAAATGATGAGATTATTATTTATGAATGGTCGTCATTGGAAAATGATGTTAATTATTACTATGCAATATCCGCTAGGTATTCCACCAAATTTAAGAACTAATATTGATTATGTATTTATTTTAAGAGAACCATATATTTCAAATAGGAAAAAAATATATGAAAATTATGCTGGTATGTTTCCAACATTTGAATCATTCTGTCAAGTTATGGACCAATGCACAGAAAATTATGAATGTTTAGTGATAAATAATAATGCTAAAACTAATAAATTAAGTGAACAGATATTTTGGTATAAAGCAGATTCTCATAAAACTTTTAAATTAGGTTCTAAAGAATTTTGGGATATATCTAAAGCTATGGATTCAGATGATGAAGAAGAAGTTTATGATCCAAACGCGAGAGATAAAAAGAAAGGTCCTAAAATTAATGTTCGTAAAAGTAAATGGTAAATAAATATATATATTTATATTTATAATTAGTTAATGTCGCGTTTATCCAATTTATCTCAGTTGAAGGTGCCTAATTTACAAAGGTCGAGGTCGAATTCAAGTTCATCAAATATTAGTGATGAAGATACTCAAGATGATATAGATTTTTTCAATAATAACAAACCACCTCATTTAAGTGATTTAAAAAAAAGTAAATCTTATAATTATTTAAAAAGTAATATAATACAAATTTTATTAGATGAATATGGTTTTCCAGAAGTAATAATATATTTTGATAAAAGATTTTACACATTTATGAAAAATAATGATCTTATTATTTTTTTAAATGAATTAAAAGATTTAATCTATAGTATTAATGAATTACCAGATTATAGATTTAAATTACTAAATTTAAAAAATTGTATTCATTTATATACATTAGTATATAAACATTTAGTATATAAACATTCTTTAAAAACTTCTCGTGGTATTAATAAAAAAACAAAAAAAATAAAAAACAAAAAGAAAAACAAAAAAAGTAAATTAAAAACAAAAAGAAAAATAAAAAGAAAAATAAAAAGAAAAATAAAAAAGTAAATAAAAACTAGTTAAAATAAATTATATAAATAATATTTATTAGTTATTATATGTTATATGTTATATGTTATATGCATTTTTTAGATATACTTATACATTAGAAAGTGAGTATCATAATACATTATTTAGTAAATATACTAATACATTTATACAAAATTATATCAATGAAAGTTTTAAATATACATTACGAACTAAATTATCCAAAATAAAAAGTATAGATGATTGTATTCAATTATTACAAATGTTTGAAACAACTGATGAAATGTGTGAAAATATAATAAATATATTTCATAAATTTAATCCAAGTGAAAATGAATTACAAATATTTTCTTTAATATTTCAAAAATATCATAATAATATTGATAATAAAGGTTTTGCAGCTAACACATTATGGTTTTGTACAATACAATGGATTAATGAATTTCAAAAATTAAAAAATAAAAATATTTCTACTGTAAATTCAGTAGGAATATAATTGTTAAATTAGATTTTGCCTATCTTATCTAAAATACATTTCATAGCTTCTATTTTTTTTTGTTTATTATTATTTTCTTTATAATCATAAAGACAATTATGGTCTTCAGGTAATCTATGTATTTTACAAAATTTATTTTCACATTTACAAGCATAATCTGTTAACTTTAATTTACGATTACAATCTTCAAAAGCACAACAATTAGTATTTTTACATTCGTCCATATAAATAATTATTATATTTTAAATAATAATTATTTAATTTTTTTTCATTTTGGTTTTTCTTTGCTTTTTACTTATTCTTTTTTTTTGTTTTTTTATATTTTCCTCTACTTCTACTTCTACTTGAATTGCTGCTTCTACTATTTCTTCTTCTTCTTCTACGACTGGGGCTTCTACTTTTTCTTCTTTTGAATCTTGCTACAATTTCTTTATGTTCATCTATATATTTTATTACATTATCAAGAATTGAAATAAAATCATTTAGGTCATTATAATAATCTATATGACCTTGGGTTCTTGCTGTTATTCCTTCTCTGCTTTCAAATACATAACTTTTTTTTTCTCTCATATTATAAGAATCAAATAGTAAATTATATCCTTCTCTTAACTTATTTTCTGCAATTTTATATTTTAAAGCATTTTTTTTTAATTCTTCAACAATGTCACCTAATTTATATAGATTTGTTTTATTATTTTTAAAGTACCATTTTTTTAAACCATCAATATTATATCTGTCTGTTCCATTACCATCAAAGCAAATACCTAATTTGTTTAAACCACGAGCTTCTAAATCATTATATCTCTCACCAGGATTTAAAGGTTGCCAATTATTTGATACGCAAGATATATATCCTCCTATCATTTATTATATATTACTTACATTTAAAATTAATCGTTTATATAAATCTAAAAATATAACTTAACATAATTATAATCATGTTTTACTGTCAAATACAACAAGCAGTAAATAAAAGTATTAATTGGCAAGGAATATTAATCTATATTAGTTGAGTCATCTTTTTTAGGAGGTTCAGATAAAGGTTCAGATACAACAGATACAGATTCCATTCCATCGGCCATAGCAGTTAATTTTTCTTGTTCTTTTTGTCTTTCTAATATTTCTCCAATTCCATGGTCATTATCTTTATCTAAAACTATGTTTTCACCATCAAATAATTCTTTGCGTAAATCGGCAGTTGATACGTCGTCACCTTCTCCATTACCAAATAGCAAATTTTTACCTGGAACATCCATTCTATCTGCATTTACAAGATTTCCATCTTCATCAATAGATTGCATTAATTTATTACCTTCTTTTTGTGCTTTAGCTATATTTTCTTCAATTGCTTTTCTTTTAGCATCTTTTACTCTTTTATTAAATTCTTCTTTATTAACTTCATCATTTTCTTTCTTTTTAGACATTAACTCATTTAGTTCTTTTTCCAAATATTCAACTTTACCAGTTTTATAAGCGTCTGGATGAAAAGGCATCCATAAACCTACTTGTCCAACATAAACGTCGTGGTTTGGGTCATCTTCTCTTAACTGTTTACATTTTAATTCTGCTTCTTCTTGAGAACCAAAAGAACCTCTTACTTTAATACCGCGAGTATTTGTTTCATAATTGTGTAGCTGACTGAATTCTTCTTGTAATTTTTTTTCAGAATTATCAACAAAACTTTTATAATCATCTTCAATAGTTGTATCAACTAATTTTTCTTTTTCTTCAATAACAAATTCTTCAAGGTCTTTAGAAAGTTTTTGAAAATCTAAATTATATTTGTAACTTAAAAAATTTAGAAATTGTGTATATTTGTCGAGAGATTTCTTAAAATCAAAATGTTTAAGGAACTTTTCAAAGAAAAAAAGATTTTTATCTTTTAAAATATCTTCTGGCGATACAAAACTTAAACAAACATATTTTTGTCCAGCTATGGGTTTATCTTCATCTAATAAATCAATGTATTTTGATTCTTCTGGATGTTTGACTTCTTGCTCTTTTACTTTAGCATTTTTTTTCGTAGACATATTATATAAAATTTACTTAATTATAATTTTAAGTTATTTTTTTATTAATAACAAATAATATATTTATTTTATTTAATTATTTTTTTCT